TTGCCACGTAAGCAGCAGATTCAAAAGTGACATTACCGACAGTAACAAAACCATGACCCCAAAGATTAGACAAAATCTCAGAATTATCATAGGTAAATCCAGACGGCGAACTTCCGACCATTTTACGGTCATTAAAATCAACACCAAATAAAATAGCATGGTAATGAGGACGACCCAGGTTACCGTATTCCCCGCACATAAAAAATTTAATAGTGGTTCCACTGAATTTCTTTCTTAATCGTTTCATGAAAAGTTGATAATCTTCATGCCTTAAAGTTGCATGCCCCTTTTCATTTTTAGGCAAATGCTCATTGTCATAAGTCAACGTTATAAAACACGCTTTATTATGCATTTGAACTTCATTCATAATTCGAACTGCCCACTGGCGAGATCTCTCCAGTTTGCAGCCAACACACCGACCACAAGGTAAATTCAGTTGCCTTTTTTCATCAAAGCCTTTTTTGCGGTAAAAAATTATTCCACCGTCATAGTCTTGATAGGCAACAAGAGGATTTACACAAGTCACATACGAATTCCGCCACGCATTGGACGTGGTTTAAGGTTCATTACATTAGATCTCGAGACGTTGTGTCTAAAAGTCCTGGCACTTGCGTTTTTTGATACTGGTTTTCTTCCTAAAATCTTCATCTTTAAAGTCCTTTTTTGGTTGATTTGGTGTCAGCTGGCACATTTACATCAAGTTAGAGTAAATGTGCCCCCCCTCGTTTCACTCGGGGGACGCTGCCACAGGTGGTACTGGTGGTACGAAATCAGGTTTAGAAACTAAACCTAATTTGATGGCCTCATCACGATTGCTTTCATCAGAAAGAAAATCCATCAAACGACCTGGGTCGTTAGCAAATCGATCGCGAATACGCGCATCAAGCCCATTAAACGAGTTTTGGGCTTCGATTAGACGGTTCATAATGGTATGGTAGTCCTGAGCATCAGAAAAGTCACCATACCCCCCCATTTGGTCTACAAATGGCATTTGCCCTGTAGACGTCATTTTTTCCAAAATGATGTTTAAATCTGTTTCATCTTTACAATGTTGTTGGGCTAAAGTTGGCTCTGGACAACTTAGTCCAGTTGCAAGAGAATTTGCGTCCGGATTATAAGTAAACGGAGCTCGTATAAGTGGAGGCTCATTAGGTGAGCCTATCAAAATATTTGTATATGTTGATGCTTTAGTCATAATTACCACCTCTTAGTAGTTGATTTACCAAATGTCGTAACTCCCGTATCGCCATTGGTATATTGAGAAGAAGAACGAAATGGAAGTAAACTTCCAATTCCATGTAAAAGGTCAGACGCAGAATGGGTACCTTTTCCAATAGAATCAAGACGTGGATTAAGACTTGGATTACGTCTAACGTAATCAGCCTGGTCACCGGATATTACGTTTTCATTTAAAACGCCTTGTTTTTGAGCATTATTTAACGCAGCAGCGCTATAAGAATGCGTAGAAGAACCATAATTAGAAGCAATACGAGATTTAATCTCGTCTTCTACATGAGGAAGTTGAGTAAACTTTGTCTTGTAATCGATATCTTTTAAAGTAGTATCAGCGGTTACATTATGTTTACGTTCTTCCTCAGTAGCAGTTTGAGCCTTTGTAAACTCTTGTTTTAACTTTTCATGGGTAATTGTTTCATCTAATAAACGATTTTGTTGCCCTAAATGTTGAATATCTGCTTCTGTCCGAGATGTTTCATTGTGTAGTCTTTGCCCCGCTTGCGCTCCACTTACCGCAGCACTTAAAGGGCTAGAATATTGCGGAGTTTGCATTGTCGGCACGGAACCAGAAGGTGTAGAAGCACCTCCCTTTATATAAGCAAGCATAGGATTTAAACCTGCAGCTTGAAGATCAGCAACACCACGTTGATATGATGTATTAGACATTTGTTCTTGAAAAGCGTTATTATCATGAGCAATCTGAAGATTAGTGTCATTAACAGCTTGTGTGTTAGCCTGAGATGCTGAATTAGTTTGTTGAGCACCAAGAAAAGAAGAGGCACCGCCTAAAATAGCAGAACCTAAGCCATCAAAAATAGAATCAAACATTCCCATGTTAGAAATGATCAATTAAGCCGGGTACTGAATACATTGGCATTGGACGAGCCATGTTTACAGTAAATAAGGCATCTAAAATAAAATGCGGTTGAGACGGAACCGCCACCGTACGTGAAACTGGAGGATTACTTCGAATAAACGTATCGTTTAAAGTTGGTAAAGAAGTAAAACGTTGGCTTAAATGCCACGCATCAAGCGTTCCAGACGCAGTAGAACGGAATAAACCCGTAATCTGAGACGGCTTATAACGGTATTCCGCCCAACGCTCTTGATAGCCAAATACACCATCATCATTTGCAGAACCGTCACAATAAATCTCTTTATTGAGAATCGCTTGTTCACCAAGTGACGCAAAAACAGGGAAATAAAAGTCATAACGTGTCCTTCGAGACCACATTCTATGTAATCCCTGTTGATAAGTTAAATCGGCATCTACACAAATAAGACCTAAAATTACTCCATGTTCGGTAAACGATTGAGTGAATCCGTTACCAAGAGAGAGTGCAGTTCCCATTGCTCCAAGAGTGCCAAGCGGAGCCGTTGCAGTTCCAATACCGGTTGCAGATGTTTGGGCAATAGGATTGATATTGATAGGAGTGATACCGCCACCCAAATATTCCGGCCTCTGAAGCCGGCCGTCAGGGCTAAGGACCCCAAAATGTGAGCGTACAATTTCAGTATAACGAGTGCCTCCACGAGCATCTCTTTCAAGTAGTTTTTGAATTTGAAACGATAAACGTAATTGATTAATTGTTGCAGCAGTAGCAGTAGATAAGTCAGCATAAAGACCGGTAGGGTCAGCATATTTAAGAAGTCCACCGGCTTGCGTATTAGCATTAAATGTTTGAGCGTTTTGATAAGTACCGCCAGCACCGGCTTGACCATATAAAGCAGCAGTATTATTGCTTGCAGTTTGAAAATAAACACCAGGATTAGCCGGATCAGGTCGAACTGGAGCTTTTGTTCCTAAAGGAATAGATACAGCAGTAGTCGATTTCTGCGGCCAAGGAAGAGCACTTGTAAAATAATCATGACGTTTACCACGAGGTAATAAAGCAAAATTAGATTGATCGTCAGGTCCATCATTAATAGGAACAGTAGAAGGATTTTGTAGATTTTCATCTCTAAACCATTCATTCCAAATTAGATTATAAGCTCTTAAATGTAAAGAACTATGAGAATAAGTACCGCCAGGTTGCAACTGGCCGGCAACAGGTAAACCCATATAATCTTGTAAAGAATTAATAGCGTATGGAAAATTAGTATTAACGATACACTGTGGTACTAAATAAGACGTAGAATCGCCAGGAGCGTCCTGTTCACCCATAAATCGTTTCCAATTAGTCCAAATTAAACGATTTGGTACAAAAAAGAAAAAAGAAGACAATGTTAAATTGTCCATAAGAGGAAATAAGGGTGTTGATAAACGAGCAAAAGCCGTCATATTTAAATTAAACGTATCACCGGGTAAAACCTCATCACAATAAATAGGAATTAACATCCCTTCATTAAATGTAGTTTTATAGGTTTTTTCTGCTTTAAACTTAGATCTCGGTATTTGAGCCGAGGGAATCATAGCAAAATGGGAATTATCTGCAGAACGGTTACTAAACATAAAAGCCTTATTAATCAGTTATTTAAAACCCCTACAACTTGTAGGGGATTGCGTATAATAATTAGTATGTAAATCAGTTACTTGTTTTGACTTGCTTACCTGTTACTAACAACTTTGGTTGATCGTACAATTCAAATTTACAGTTTGAGTCATCGAACACGCCGACATCATACAACTCAAAATCGTCAGGGTGGTAATGCATAATATTTTCTTCATTATTACGGTTTACCTCATCAGTAAATGATCTTATTGCAGTTCCAACACTTGGTAAAAACATTGGTCTTGCGAATGCTTCGGCTGCTCTATCTCTAACAATAGCGATGATTAATTTCATTGTCAATCCTTAATCTATATTTCGTTTAAATTTATTAAGTTTTTCTGTAATTAGATATTCCTTAACGGCTAATCGTTCGGGAGTGTTGTCCTCCCTACGAGAGTATCCGTCAAACTCCCGTTTTTCTTTCACCTCTTCCCATCGTGTAGGATTTAGTTTTGAGAAAACTTTATCATAGTATCGAGGAGGTTTAGCTTTAAATCCCCTGGATAAAATAAAATCTTGGTTATACACATCGTCTTTATAAACAAGTAACCATTTCTTGCCGATAGCTTCTCTTAAAGACATTTTTATGTATTCAGGTTTCACCATGTATTCAAAATTACGTGAATTTATTTTTTTTAAAATATATCTTGCCACGTAAGCAGCAGATTCAAAAGTGACATTACCGACAGTAACAAAACCATGACCCCAAAGATTAGACAAAATCTCAGAATTATCATAGGTAAATCCAGACGGCGAACTTCCGACCATTTTACG